AGCACAACCATATCGCTATTTACTACGATAGGTCTTAACTTTAGCATCTCTGGAAACTCTTTAATTGATTTTACAAGTTTCTTAAATTTGTAATCCTTTATAAATCTTGGATTGTTTTCGTTGGCTTTAACCTCTTGAATGTTTATTAGTTGCATATTAGTATATAGTTATTTTTAATTTATTTTAATCTAATTTTAAAAAGTCAGCAGATTCGTGTTCCATAAACCATTCTTGGTTTTCTTTGTATTTATCTATTACTGCATCAATCATTACAAGTTCATCTATGTCCGAGTTCTTTATCTTATCCATCAACGTAGTAATCTTTCTTAATACGTTTGTGGTCATCTCTTGGTTGTTTAGGTAAACAGTATTGTAATCATCTTGTACATATCCCTCTAACATATTTAGAAACTTATTGCCTTGATTCTTTATGTTCTGTCTGTATTTGTTAGTGCCTTGTAAATCTTCTATTGCTTCTATTGTAAGCTGTCCTAATAATACTACTTTTAAATAATCTAATTGTTTATCGTTTTTCATTTTATTCTGTTTCTGTTTCTATTATTTCTTCTACCCTATTTAAACATTTTGCAATAGTATCAAATTGCATCTCGTTTCTTCTGTTTACTATTTTCTTTTGTTTTTCTGTTAATTCGTTTAGATTATTGTAAATGGTTTCTAACTGTGGTAACAATCTTAATATTGCTTTCTTCTTTTTTAATTCTTTTACCAACTCTCCATTTTTATATTCCAAATAAGAATAAGAATCTTTTGGTAAGTTCTCTACCTTTCCAAAATGTACATACGCTAATTCTATTTCTTCTATATCAATATGGTGTAGTATATTCTTTAATGAATGAAGAACGATGGAATGGTCTCTACCTACTGATTCTCCTATTGTAGTTAAACTACATTTAGTTAAATCCCTACATAGTTTATAATACAAAGTTCTTGCATCTACATATTCTCTTTTTCTTGTATCTCTTTCAATATCTAAACTGTAAGTATTGTTTACGTATTCCTTTATAGATTGTATCATTTTAATTTCACTCATATTTTTCATTTTAGTTTGTTCTTAATTTTAATAAATTGTAGCACTCAATGTACCTTTGTTTTGCTTTTCCTTTGTGTACTTCTTTAAATAGTTCGTACATCTTTTTTGTGTATTGGTAATGGCTTGTGCAGTCAGCTAAATACTTTTCAGCAAACTTCTTTCCCTTACCTTTAAAATAGTTTACATTATCAGCAGTATCTCCAATAATCATTTGTTCATATAGATTATACATTGCTTGTTCTTCTGTTATGTCATATACTACCTTATGTTTGTAATGGTAGTTATACATCAAGCAAGGGAACTGTTTGTAATCCTTATCTATTGAAACAATCATAACCTCATCTCTACCAAACTCGTTAGATAAATCATACCAATACCTTGCAACCATATCATCAGTTTCTATACCATATCCATAAATAGAATTATGTTTGTCTTTTACGTATGCGTGTACCTCGTTTAGTAATGGAGGTTTCTGTTGGTTTGTTCTATTGGCTTTATACTTCTTTGTTATTAGCTTTCTAAAGTTTCCTAAAGAACCACTAAATATAAGCACCTTGTCTATCTCGTAGTTTTCTTCCAAGTCATTTACAACACCCATAAGTTGCTCATCAAACTTGTCGGTTGCATCAGATAGTTTCTCATAATAAGGAGAATCATCTGGAGTTAATCTTTTACGATAACAACTTGCAAATATTAAACTGTCTGCATCTACAAGTAATATCATAACATAGATGCTTTAAAACAATCCCTACTGCAATAGCTATTCTCTTTGTCTATTTGAGTTCCACACTCTTGACATTCGTACTCTCTGTCATCTAAATACTCGTCTAAATCGTAATCTAATTGGTTCATCTGTCTATTTTGTTTTTACTTCTTAATAATTCTATTTCTCTATTCAAATAATCTTGTGCTTTAATTAAGTCAAGTAACTCATCGTGCTTTTTTCCTGCTCTTGCAATATACTTAATAATATTACCTCTACAAAAATTTAGTTCGTAATCTCGTATAACATCTATGATGTCGTAATCTTTTCCGTTCTCGTAGTGTGGTTGTGTTCCTCTCATAATTATTTTTCTTTGATTGTAACTATTATTTTTATTACTATTATTATAAGTATTATTATTACAACTCCCATATCTATAATACTTTTATATTACCATTACTGTAATGCTCACAGATAACTCCAGTTGATAATCTAACAACCTTGTAAGGTTTTAGGTTCTTGTTCTCTTTTACTTGTTTGATAATTCTTTTAATTGTTTTCATTTGTCTTTTTTTTAAAGGGAGGTTTTACCCTCCCGTTGTTTTTACATATTATCTAACTCTAATGATAATTTAGCTGATTCTATTGGGTTCATTTTCATTCCTTGAAAACAAACTACGTAAGCAAATTGCATTTGTTCTTTTGTTAATTTTATTTCTGCTCTTACTATTGTTACTACAAATTCTAAATATTTCATTTTTTTGTCTTTTAATGTAGAGGTTATTTCCTAACTACCCTACAAATATAAAACTTATTTACTTATAAACAAAATTTTTAATAACTTTTTTTCAATTATTTTTATTTATCAATACTGCTTTATCTTCTTCGAGCAGATAACAAGGTTTTAAAACTTTCTTATTTCCCCACATTGTAGTTTCTGGACAATACTTATTTACTGCCTTTGGGAGTTCAATATCATTCAACCAAAACAAGTAGTTTGCCTTTGGGTCATTTACAAAGTATAGAGCAACTTTACCAGTACCGATTAGTTTATCGTACTTAAACTTTTCAAGCATTTTAGTATCATAGTGCTTATTTCTAAACTTCATCTCTACAACACATTCTTTTCCTTTAGGTGTTAATCCCTCTGCATCCCAACTCTCTGAACCCTCTCCAGTCCATTTAAGTTGCCATCCATCAAGATTTAATAATTGTACTATTGTTTGTTCTAACTTATGAATTTTGTTTATCATATATTCTATCAATGTCAGCTATCCACATCTTGTAAATTCTTCCGTTACAAGTGCAAGGTTCTGAATATTTATGGTTATAATAATTTGCGTGTAATGTACATAAGATTTTCCTATACTCTGGAGTTAATCTGTTTGTTACATTTGCCTTAAAATTTTCCCAAATAATTCTATCTTGTTCTGTCATTTCTTTTTGTTTTTAGTTACACTTATTTACATTATTAAAGATTTTAACTCATCAAGATTATTAAATGTTTTTAATTTCTCAAACCCATAAAATCCAGTTTTTGTATTTCTTGCTTTTAATTTAGAGTTTTTAATTAAGCCAGTTGATTGATACTTATTAAGAACATCTACTGTTGCAAGTCCACAAACATAAATATATTCTTTGTACATTATATTTATTATTTCTGGAGAATAACTTTTATTAAATATAATAGGAAATAAACCATAGTTTACAGTTTTTACACCTACCTTTAAACCTATACTTTTTAAATCTGGTTTATGATATTTAAAAGAACTTCCAATTTCCCAATCTACAATTCCATTTATTCCAAACATTTGTTCTAAAGCTAATTCTCCTAAAGTGCCAGTTAAAAATCTTTTATATTGGCTATCATTATCTATTTTGTGATGTGGTTCATTATTTTTAGCTTCAATTAATTTTTTAACAAAATTACTTGCTTTTACATAATTATCTTTAGTTATTTTAATTTTTATGAAATTTTTAGAAAAAGGTGTAATATGTGTTTTATAATTCATTATGTCATTTATTTTTGTTTTGTTTCTTAATATATCTTAATGCTTTAATCATTTTAATAGTTATAAATATATTGCCTATTAATGATAATAATATTATAATACCAACTATTATTATAATTAACTCTTGTATCATATTATAGTTCTTTGTATTTATCTGCTAACATTATGTAATGATAATCAGTTTCACTTAATTTAAGTTTTAACAAATCTTCTTTAACTTCTTTTCTTTTATTACCTATTGGTAATTTATCTACAAGTTGTTGTAACTTCTGTGTTAGTTTCTTTCTATACATAATTTACCAAAGTTCTATATCGTTTAAATCATCTCTACGCTTATCGCAACCACACGATTCATAACCAAGTAATTTAGTTAACTTTTCTACAAGCCATTTGATTCCAGTATAAGTTGTAATCATTTCTATAAAGTTTCCTAGTTTCATAATAAATCATCTTTAAGTTTATTCTTTACCTTGTTGTATGTGTTGTAAAGAGAATAGTAACCTATCTTTGTTTCTCTACTTAATTCAGCTACACTCTTTCCCTTTGCTATCAATTCAAATACTTTCTTGTCATACCAATAAACATCATCTACTGCCCTTAAATAACCATTTAGGAACTCCTCATATTGTTCTTCATATTCCTTTGGGTCTATTTCCTCGAACTGTTTATCTATTTCATCTAAACTTACTTTTGTAATCTTCTTGTTGCTTCTTAAAAAAGAAACATAAATACCTCTTAATTGTTTAAATACATAATAGTAATTTATCTCATTACCATCGTACCAAATATTCTTTCCCTCTTTTTCATACCTAATCAAATAAATGTACATCTCTTGTACTATGTCCTCTGAAATGTTTTTAGGACATCCAAAGGAGTTTACTATGTTAATCCAAGTTTGATGTTTCTTTGCTGCTTGTTCGATTAGGTGCGACATTTTAAAATGGTATCTTTTTATTTATTGGTTGTTTTCTTACAAAACCCTCTAATGGGTCGTATATATCTCCTACCACAAAAGGTAGTGTGTATTTATTTATTTCAAAACTAAAATTGTCAAAAGCATATCCTCTACTTAATTTACACTTTACATCTACTCTACCTTTGTGTGTTGTGCTTTTTTCTAAACTTATTGCAGTTTCACACTTCTTATATAGCGTAGAACCAAGATGACCAGTTGCTTTATCACTTCCATAGTTACTATGAATTACAGTTATAATATGGCAATCGTATTCAACAGATAATCTCATTAATGTTCTTACACATTCGTTTCCACATTTAATATCATTTACTTCACTAACAAGGTCAGCCACACCATCAATAATTACTAAACCATTATTTCCCTCATTCTCTTTTAATATGTACTCTATAAAAGTAAGCATATCTCTATAACCTAACTTTCTTAAAGCGTATTTTTTGTAGCAACCTAAATCAATATCTCCTGCCATACTTTCAATTCTCTTGGCTGCTTGTTGTGTATGCCACAAACCCATTTCTGTATCAAAGTGAATTAAACATCTACCCTCTCTATGTCCTTTTAAATTTCCACCGTATATATTTTGACCGCTTAAATAAACACCTCCTAATAAACTTAAGAAGAATGTTTTACCAGTTTTACTCGGTGCTTGTACAAAACTTATATTTCCATAAGTACCCAAACCAATCGGTACACTCTTTTCCCCTAATCTTGTTTTTATTTTCTTTTCTCCTAAACTTAATGCTACTGGAGGATAATCTAAAACCTCATCCGTAAACACCTCACAGTCCTTTGCTATAAGTTCCATTGCCATATTCTCTATGGTCTTTTCATCTGTTATTTGTTCTGTCATTTAATTTATTTTGTGTCATTAATTTTTGTCTAATATATAAAAAAAAAGGGTAGCTTTTACACTACCCTATAATTTTTAAAATGGTAAGTCGCTTACAACTTCCTCTTGTAACGCTTCTTTTACTTCTTTTTCAGCGTTTACAATACTTCCGTTGTTCCATACTACCTTTCCGTTTCCTACGTAGCATCTTTGCTTTTTAACTTCGTTTTCCTCTTTGGTTTGTGAAATGTAGATTGATGCGTTGTTTCCAAACCTTGTTTCATCATTAACTGACATTGTAAGGTTTAAATAAACTGCTCCATCTTTTCCTGCTACAAATTTTTCCTTTGGTAATTTGTCTACTCTGATACTGTAATTGATAATTGCACTCATAATAATTCTATTTTAATTTAGGTTAATATACTTATTTAATTTACTTTTTAAATGATTCTGATTCATCTTCCCCAAATACTCCAAGTTCATAGAACCCAGTTAATTTAAGAACTGCTCTACTCATTGCTCTTTTCTCTGCCATTTCAGCAACGTACCAAGAATTTGTATTCCCATCTTTGTAACTCTCTCCTTTTAATGCAGAACCAAAGGTTTCTATTATCTTACCGTCTTTTTCAGCACTTGCTTTAAATACTGCAAAGTTAGGTTCGCACTTTATTACTTTATAAAAAACATTTATATGTTCTTTTGCTTGTATCTTGTCAATACCTTGTCTTGTAATAATAACATAGTGCTGGTGCTTA